AATCCACAAAAAGCACTAGACGCTGAAATGAGAGCACGAATTGACTCGTTAGCTCTGACTACTACACCAATGATGGCTGCCGACGCAACTCGTATGCCTCGCGGAGTCAAGCTAGAAGTCAGACCGGGTAAGACTATTCTTACTAATGGCGACCCAAGACAAGCAATAATGCCATTATCTTTAGGTAGCACCGACCAAAATACTTATTCTCAAGTAGCAAGCCTACAAAATATGATTCAGATGGGAACTGGTTCTTCTGATACTCAAGGAAGTGCGGAAAGAGCTACATCAGCTGGTATGTCTATGCAACAATCTTCAGCAATTAAAAGACAGAAGCGTACTCTAATGAACTTTCAAAACACATTTTTAATTCCAATGATTAACAAGTGTTTGTGGAGAAAAGTACAATTTGATGTAGATAGATATCCAATTGCAGATTATAAGTTTGTACCTTATTCTACTATGGGTATTATGGCTAAAGAACTAGAAGCACAACAAATGGTTAGTCTACTGCAAGCTATACCTAAAGATTCTCCGGCATTTAATATCATATTAGTGTCTGTATTCCAAAACTCTAGTATGCACAATAGAGACCAAATTGTTCAAGCTCTTATGCAGGGTATGCAAGGTAATCCACAAGAAGACCAAATGAAACAAATGGCTATGGAATTACAGTTACAACAAGCACAAGCTGATGTACAAAAAACAATAGCAGAAGCTCAAGAAGAGCAGACTAAAGCTATGAAGAATGCTGCAGAAGCAGGAGCAGCACAGCCTGATGAGCTTAAGATACAAGAGAAGTTTATTAAACTACAGAAAGATTTAGCTGCTATTGACAAGATGAGAGCAGATACAGAAAATGTAAATAGCGAAACTATGAGAAACATACCAGAAGTAGAACATTTACAATCTGAAACATTATTAAACATAGCTACAGCACAAGAAAAGTTACAAGGATAGTATATGGCTAAGACAGCAGCGTGGCAACGTAAAGAAGGTCAAAATCCTAAAGGCGGATTAAATGCTAAAGGTAGAGCTTCTTATAATGCACAAACAGGAGGCAATCTAAAAGCACCACAAGGAAGCGGAACAGATAGTAGACGTGTATCCTTTGCTTGTAGATTTGCCGGTATGGCAGGACCTATGATAGATGCGAAAGGTAAGCCTACCCGTAAAGCATTAGCATTAAAGAAATGGGGCTTTAGCTCCGAAGCAGCAGCTAGAAATTTTTGCAATAGACACAAGAAATCTTAATGGCAAAAGAAGACGAAGAATTTTATAGAGATAGAATCGAACTATTAGAAACTGAAGGATGGGCAGACCTTATAGAAGAATTAAAGGTTATGTCTGAATCAGTCAAGAGAATAGAATCTATCGATAACGAAAAAGACCTGTGGTTTGCCAGAGGTCAGTTGTCAATTTTAAGACAAATGATTGTTTTAGAAGACGCAACAAAAGCAGCGATGACAGAACTAGACAACTAGCGTCATCTTTTTACAACTTCATAACCCTAACGGGCGGAGAACAATGATATGAGCAATATAGTAGTAGACCCTGTTGACGAATCAGCAGATGTAGAAGTAGAAAACACAGTAGAACCTGAAGAAACCCTAGAGGCTGGGGAAGCAGAAACACAAGAACCTGCTTTTGAAGTCCCGGATAAATTCTCAGGTAAAAGTGTAGAGGATATAGTCAAGAGCTATCAAAACTTAGAACAAGAACTTGGACGTAAAAGCCAAGAGATTGGAGAGTTAAGAAGTTTATCAGACAGTTTTCTCAAAGCTGAAATATCTAGAAACGAACCACAGACAAGTCAAGCGACACAAAACTCAAACAACGAAACAGAAGAAGATTTCTTTGAAGACCCCAATAAAGCGGTCAATTCTTTAATAGAAAAACATCCTAAGTTTCAAGAATTCCAGCAGTTCCAAGCTCAACAACAACAAAACACGAGCAAAGCACAGTTGGAAAAGACTCATCCTGATTATATAGATATTGTACAAGATTCAGGATTTCAAGATTGGGTACAAGCTAGTAAATTTAGAACTGATTTATTTAAAGAAGCAGATGCTTATAATTATGATGCAGCCGATGAATTACTTACGCACTGGAAAGAGCGTTCTGTAATTGATAAAACTGCAGAAGTAAAAGAACAGCAAGAAGCTACAAGAAAAAAAGCTCTAAAATCTAGCAAAACTGAATCTAGAAGTTCTGCTGAAACTACAGCAGGTAAGAAAACATATCGTAGGGCAGACTTAATACGTCTTAAAGCAACAGACCCTAATAGATATGCAGACTTAGCTGATGAAATATACAATGCCTATGCTGAAGGTAGAGTCAAATAATTTGATTATACTATAACACAGGAGTAATATTATGGCAACAGGTGCAATCGGCACTAACCATCAAACGGTTACTACGGGTGCGAATTTCATCCCAGAAATTTGGTCGGATGAGACTATCGCAGCGTACAAATCAAACTTGGTGGTCGCTCCATTAGTTACTCGCTTGAATCATAAAGGTAAAAAAGGTGATACTATTCACATTCCAACGCCGACTCGTGGTTCTGCGACAGCTAAGGCAGCAAATACAAAAGTAGCAATTCAGGGTGATACTCACGGTACTACCAATCTTTCGATTGATAAGCACTATGAATACTCTGTATTGATTGAAGATATCACAGAAGTTCAAGCATTGAGCTCTCTCAGAAAGTTCTACACTGACGATGCGGGCTATGCTCTCGCCAAGCAGGTGGACACTGACCTACTAAACCTTACTGAAGGTTTACAGGGCGGTACTGTAGGCGGTTCTGGAGCTTCATCTTGGGAAAAAGCATACCTAGGTTCAGGTACGACTTTATACACTGGTGACTCTTCTAACGCAGCAGACATTACAGACGCAGGTATTAGAGCTATGCTTCTAAAACTTGACGATGCGGATGTACCAATGGACAATCGTTCATTAATCATTCCACCAGTCTGTGCTAATGACTTGCTAGGTATCAACAGATTCACTGAGCAACAGTTCATTGGTTCTGGTGACGCAATTAAAACCGGTAAGATTGGTCAAATCTACGGTGTAGACGTATACATTTCATCTAACTGTCCTTCAGCAGCAGGTAACTCTGGTGCGGATAGAGTAGGTGTATTACTACACAAAGATGCAATCGCTCTAGCGGAACAGGTGGGCGTCAGGAGTCAGACTCAATATAAACAGGAGTATCTTGGTGACTTGTTCACTTCTGACACTATTTATGGTGTTGGAGAAATGCGTAATAACGCAGGACTTGCTTTCGTAGTACCGGGCTCATAAGTTAATTGAGCAGTAGCCCTTTCTCACGAGAGGGTTACACTGAATTAATTAGGAGTAACTATGCCTTTTTATGATTTTGAATGTAAGAACAAACATACTACAGAGATGTTAGTATCTTACAGTAAAAGAGAGGAGACTCAGATTTGTGAAGAATGTGGAGAACCTGCTCATTATAAATTAAGTTTCTGTACTAATTTTCAATATGGCAGCAACTATAGTTCTTTTGCTGCTGATACTCATAAATGGAATATGAGAGAACAGAAAAGAAAGTCAATGACAGAAAGTCAAAAGAATCAATCTTATACGGGATAGTATGGCTACTAAAAGAAAACATTTAAGTTTATTTGAAGATTCTTCTAGTCGTTTAGAGCTAGAGGCATTTAAAAATAAAATTAAAAAGTTATATGATGAAATACTAGAGCGTACATATAAGATAGAAAATCCTGGAGCAAGTCCTGAAGAGGTTGCAGCATACGTTGAAGAGAATGGTCTAGAGTTTCCGGACGACAGTGTTGATGAAGAAACTAGTGAAGTAGACAATCTAATGGAAATGTTAGATAGTATGACTGAAGAACAAGACGTACTAGAACCTGTTACAGATTTATCTATGGAAAACAAACCTAAGGAATACAAAGGTACAGAGCCTTCTTCTAAGTCTCACGAAGCAGGTCTTAAAGTAGAGACAACAGAATATAAAGATAGGATGGGAGGATTGTTTAGTGTCAAGACAGACGAAAGAAAGAGAACAGTTACTAAAGCAC